GCAACAGACCTAGATGGATTAAGCGATGTAAGCATAGGCACAAGCTCAGCTTATCTTATTAATATCCCACCTAGCGCAACAGGTAATAGTAATCTTGTAATGGGAATTCAAGCCGGTACTAACATGACAACATCCGGCGGTAATACTGTGATTGGAAGTTATGCTGGGCGCAGCTGGTCAAATAATTTTGGTAATAACACCATATTAGGGCATAATGCGCAAACTTCCTCTACAAACCAAGTTGGTAATACTGTTGCAATTGGAGCGCTTGCTTCTCAAAATAACGGTAATCCTTATGGCGGGGTTTTTGTTGGTTATCGAGCGGGTGCTGCAGCGCCAAGCGGATATGGGGCTGTTTACATTGGCTCCAGTGCAGGTTATCAAGGTAACTCTACATACGGTGTATGTATAGGTGATTCTGCCGGAACCTTTGGAGCGGGCCAATATTCTGTATTAATAGGGCGTAACGCCGGTAGAAATGCTACAGGTGGAAACAACGGTAGTGGATGTGTGGCTGTTGGGTATCAATCATTAGTAAATAATACAAGCGGGCGGTACAATGTATTTGTAGGGATGTATACGGGTGATGCCATAACCACAGGGGAACAAAACACTGGGATTGGCTACAACGCGGGGACAAACATGACAACCGGGATTAATAATACATTCTTAGGTAATTATGCTCAAGCAAGTTCTACAACTGTATCAAATGAAATTACTTTAGGTGATTCGAACGTAACTTCATTGCGCTGTGCTGTAACGTCTATTACTTCTTTATCTGATCAAAGAGATAAAACAGAAATAACTAATTTAAGCTATGGATTAGATTTTATTAATTTGCTTCAGCCGCGCGAATTTGTTTGGGACAACAGGGCAGAAACAAGATTACAACAGGCGGTTGACGAAAATGGCGAGGCTATTTTAGACGAAGACTACGAGCCTGTTATGGAAACGGTGGAGTTTTTCTCTGCTAACAAAGGTAAAAAAGATTTTGGTTTCATTGCACAGGAGGTTCAAGTATATGATAACGATACATTAAGGCTTGTTTATGAGGAAAATCCAGATAAGCTTGAAATGAGCTACGGTAAGCTAGTCCCAATACTAGTGAAAGCTGTACAAGAATTGTCTGCTGAGATTGAATCATTAAAGGCGCAATTAGCATAAACCGATTATACGTAAATATAATCAATACAAACACTTAAATAAAATCAAATGAAAAAAGTAACAAAAAAAGAGTTGGAAACTCTTCAAGGTCTAGTTAGTCGTATCAATCAGGGTACATTCAATGTAGGTAACGTTGAATTGCAAAAGAAAAACATGATTGACGAACTACACGGTTTGATTGCAGCACTAGAAGCTGAAAAGCAAGTATTGCAAAAGAAATACGGTGATAAAGAAATCAACGTAATGACCGGTGAAATTATTGACGCAGCTAATGCAAGTAATTAGAAAGATAAGCGTCGGAAAGGACTATAAAAATGATGCCATGCACTATTCTGTTGGACAGGAAGTGTATGGCGGTCATACTATAGTTAACATATTAGAAGAGGAAGACAAGTACTCTGTCTATATACAAAAAGAAGATATGGTAATGCCATGGAAAGACTTCAACAAAAACATGGCTGTTTCTGTTGAATACGATCTTTCTTGGTAATGAAAAGCGTATTTAATTACATGGTAGCCCCAAAGCACGGGCGATCATCTGGTAAGAAAGAGATTGATGGGAAAGAGCTGCTCCTTAACACGGATACTCAAGCCCACGAATACACCAGCAGGCTGGGAATAATTAAGGCGTTACCATTAGCAACACCCACCGAGTTACGAGTTAACGATGAGGTGATATTGCACCATAATGTTTTTCGTCGATTTAGAGACGTACGCGGCGCTGAAAAAAATAGCAAAGCATATTATTCTGAAGATACATTTTTTGCTCAGCCTGACCAAATATACGCTTATAAAAGAAATGGTGAGTGGTATTGTTTGGAAGGCTTTTGTTTTTTAAAACCTATCGTAAATAAAGATCCGCTTTCTTTAGAAAAAGAACAACCACTTATGGGTATTATTAAATACGCAGACAAGGGTTTTGAAGTTGGCGAACTTGTAGGTTTTAAACCAAACAGAGAATACGAATTTAATATTGAAGAAGAGCGCTTGTATAGAGTGCCTTCGAAAGACATTACAATTAAATATGAATACCAAGGAGACGAAGAAGAGTATAATCCAAGCTGGTCGCAAAGCAGTTGAGGAACTTATTAAAGTCGCAGAAGAAAAGATCATTACCAATACAGAAGATGATGTATCTGCCGACCGATTAAAGAATGCAGCCGCGACTAAAAAGCTGGCTATATTTGACGCTTTTGAAATCCTTACTCGTATTGAAGAGGAAGAGCGCATACTCGAGAACAGACCGAAAGAAGAAAAGAAAGAGGAAGCCTTTAAAGGGTTTGCTGAAAGACGATCTAGATAATGTACGAGCAAAGCTTAGTAAAGACCATAGAGCCTATAAAGCTCACTACTTTGCATCGACTGAACAAGGGTAAGAAATGGAAATATGGTTACGATAAAGAACATGACATTATTGTAATCAGCCATACCGGACAGATCGGAGAAATAATAGAGATTGAAAATTTAAAGATAGCTTTACCGCCTGCACCTAAAGATTTAAAGAAAGGTGAAAACAAATGGGTAAAGTCTGATTATCCAAAAGAATTAAAGTCTGTTAAGACTATATTTGATTGGCAAACATACCCTGACGATTTTAAAAGCAAATGGGAAGGATACATAGACGAAGAGTTCAAAAGAAGAGATGAGGGATATTGGTTCTATAATAAAGGTATACCCACTTATATTACTGGTGCTCATTATATGTACCTACAATGGAGCAAGATCGACGTGGGGAACCCAGACTACCGTGAAGCAAATAGATTATTCTTTATATTCTGGGAAGCATGTATGGCTGACTACAGATGTTATGGAATGTGCTATCTTAAAAACAGACGGAGTGGATTTTCATTCATGGCATCAAGCGAGACCGTTAATCAAGCTACAATATCAAGTGACGCAAGATTCGGTATACT